GCCGCTTACCAAACAGGGAGAGTGGTAATGAAGTTGCGGGAAAGGCATAAGGCGTTTCAGGAGTGGTTCACGCCGAAGCGCCGGCGGCGAGCGGGCGGTACGTTGCTCGTCATATGGGCTGTCGGCATCTGCGTGTACCCTGGCGAGTACTGGATCTACGTGATGATTCCCGGAATGATGTGGTTCATGAGCGCTTGGCCTCCCGAGCTTCATGACAAGCGTTGAGGCGCTGGCGGGCAGCGCTGGAGGGTCAGGGGCAGTTGTTCGCGCCGCAGTTTCGGCAATTGTTCAAGAATCGCCCGTCCCAGCTGATGAAGCGTCCGCAGCCGCAGCAGTTGAGCATCGGCTCGCGGCGCTTGGCGACCTTGGGTGGCCTGGGCATCTTCACACCGGCCACACGCAGGGCCAGATTATGATCGACTTTCTGGCGATGTACTAAGCGCCGGCGGATTTTCTCGATGTAGGCCGCCGGCCAGAATACTCGCGTACCCTGGCCGGCGTGGTTGGCATATGTGAACTGGGCGTTTTCCAGATCCATGCTGATGGCCTGTTGCAGGTTCTCGGTCAACCTGCCGCGTTGCTCACTGACCCAGTAGACATCGTTCCCGTTCCAGTCGCCTGGCACGTGCACGTAGACGCGGGCGCCGGGCTGTAGCCCCGCTATGCGCCTGTCCTCCTCCATCAGCTGGCAGTCGACGCCGTAGTGCGCCCTAGCGTCGATGTACTCCTTTGGCCAGGGGATATCAGTGTCACGGTAGCGGCATGCCTCATCAAAGGTGAACAGCTCAGCCTGGTCTAGGTTGGTCACGTAGCCGCGGCCTTCCTTCGCCCAGAACACCATGCCGTCACCGACATGGCTTCTACTGTCCTGCAGGTAGAACTGAGTCATGGCTTTCTCCATGCATGCGCCGCCCTCCGTGGCCGGATGCGGCATGGTGGCAATTTGGGCTGATTTCGTGTCTCATGCGCAACCTCAAGCAGGAGACGCGTTGATGCGATTTAATGAACTACTTAAAGAAAGTGCTCCATTCGCCATTAAAATCATGTGGGTAGTTCTAATCGCTGGCCCGACCATTTGGCTTGTTGCATCAGCCATCAAGCAAATAGGTCCAGATAGCACGGTGTCTGCTTACTGGGCGCAAGCGATTGGTTCGGTTGGGGCGGTAATTGGGGCGTTTCTGATTGCGAATTCACAATATCGAAATCAGTTGCGACAAAGTGCGTTGAAAGAAAAACAAAAAATTAACGCCATGCACGCTGTAGTAGCAGTCGCAATTGAGCATGCGGAGTCCATCGGCGGGTTTGCTAAGCAGTTCCCAGAAGATCCGATATTTAGAGCTTTCTGGCGGGATGGTTTGGGCGGGTCGTTTGAGGCTTCCGTCCAAGCTCTTAAGGCGCTGCCAACTCATGAGCTTGGAGAAGCGGAGCTTGTGGTGCAACTTATGGCTATTACCGGTGCGATGGCCACAATTCAGGATGCGGTTACTGATTATATGGCCGCCAGAGACATTTCTCGGTTGCGTCAAACCTATATTCGGATATCGGCGCACGTGGATAATATCAATTACTCGTGGGCGGAATACCGTCAACATACTCTAGTCGATTAAAGTTGGTTGCATTTGCTACACAATTCTCTGTCACGATCATTCCAGCCTGCCAGCCACCACCCGCAATCCACGGTCATCCATCCGTATGGCTGAGCATCGCGTGACTGTCTGTTATCGCGGCAGGCGCGGCCGAGGTAGTACGGGGTAGGATGGACCTGCTGCCGGCGCTTCATGGCTACGTACCGGCGAGGTGGTGGAGCGGGGCGAACGGAATGTCGTCGTCAAAGCTTTCGTGATTAGGCGGCGCGGCCTGCTGGTTCTGCTGTTGTGGCGCGGCCCGGCGTTGTTGAGGTTGCCGATCTGGCACCTGGCCCGGCTGCGGCTTGCCGCCCAGGAGCTGCATCGTGCCGCGCATGTCGACGTGCACCTCGGTGGTGTAGCGCTTGATGCCGTCCTTCTCCCACTCGCGGGTCTGCAGCTTGCCCTCGATGTAGAGCTGGGAGCCCTTGCGTGCGTACTCGCCGGCGATCTCCGCGACCTTGCCGAACATCACCACACGGTGCCATTCGGTGCGCTCGACCTTCTGACCGGTTTGCTTGTCGGTCCACTGCTCGCTGGTCGCCAGGCTTATGTTCGTCACCGCCTGGCCGTTGGGCATGTAGCGCACATCCGGGCCCTGGCCGACCGCGCCCACCAGGATGACTCTGTTGACCCCGCGGCTCATGACGATGCCGCCCCGGCCAGCACGATCAGCATCAGGGCGAACAGGCTCGCCCAGCGGGTGGCGCGCTCACCGATCTCTTTCACCTTCACAGCGGCCATCACCGGCAGCGCCCTCGCGTCAATGGCCCGCTCGAGGCTTTCTGCGTAGCGAACGGCTTGCGGGTAGCTTGTGTTGCGGCCGTACACGCGATTGTCGCGGGACGAGACCACCATCCAGCCGCTTCCCGCCTTGGTGACGGTGAAGCGCGACTTGGCGTGGAACGCCTCGGTGGCGGTGATGACTTCCTGGCGCAGGGCTTCGAGCTGGTCCTGGCTCTCTCGGATGGCTACTTGCATGGTGGTGGTCCTCATTGTGGTCAGGCGTGAAGTTCCAGGGCCTCGGCCCGGCGAACGATTCGAACTTGTGCGGTGCGCCGCTCGGCCGCGCGGCGATCGCGGCGCATCGGGTCGCTGTCGTCGATCACCGCATGCATGGCGATAAGACTGGCCAGCAGAATGCAGAGCGGGCTGATGATTTGGCGGCGCATGGCCTCGGCGACCAGGGCAGCGCGGCGCGGCACGTCGAGCTTGTACATAGCGGCGGCGATGCGCTTCTCGACGCCACCCTCGCTGATGCCGAAATGGCGGGCGATCTCTTTGGAGGTCATGCCGCGGGCGATGTCGAGAACGCATTCCAGCTCGCGGGGAGCCAGGCCTCGGCCAAGATGGCCTATCCATGTGCCGATGGTGATCGTGTCCATGACCTATCTCGGTGTGGCGCTGTCCAGAGCTTTGCGCAATTCAATTACCAGCGCAGTGGGCAGCTTGGTTGAGGATGCTTGTTCGTCGATTGCTTCGAGCGATGCAATCAAATTGCGCGAGGCGGCGTGCACGGCTTCGAGCCGGGGCTTCGGTATTGCGGGCCCTTTGATCGTGCCGGCAGTGACCTTGGTTTTGCCATTGGCCTGAGCTTTCTGCAGCTCCGCTCCCAGCACTTGCCCGGCGCTGTCACCGTGCTCTCTTACCACCTGCGCGGCGGTAGTTGCCGATACGTGGCCGGTGGCAACCAGGCTCTGCACATCGGTGTTGGCGTTGCCAACTGTGAGTACCTGCTCAACGTGCTGCCGTGTCTTGGCAACCTTCTTTGCGATCTGCTCGACCGACCAGCCGAAGGTGCGCAGTCGCTTGTATCCCTCGGCCAGTTCAAGAGGGGATAGCTTTTCGTTTTCCTGGCTGGTGATGATCCGAGCCACGCGATCAGCGTCGCTTCCTTCAAAGGCGATCACCGATACCCAGGCTTCGAGGATCTTTGGGTTCACCTTGTTCGGCGTCCGGGGCAGTCGGCCAGCTGCGTCCAGCTTCATCAGCGCGCGGCGCCGGCGGTGTCCATCCACTACCCACACGCCGCCCTCTGCTCGAGGACGAACCTCAAGGGGAGGGATCTGGCCGCCGGCTGCGATGAACTCGGCAAGCGCAGAGATGCTGGCTTCGAGCGATTCGCCCTCGGTGCGCAGGTTGAAGCCTGGCTCTTCGTGCAAATCCTCCAGCTGAACTTTCATGGCATCGGCGCGCCGCACCTCGCCATCCTTGATCATTTGCTTGAACGACTTTGCCATTGCAATTCACTTCCGTTGGGGCTGCATTGGTCGTGACACTCGCTGCCATGAACCTCCCGGACCAGGGGAGGGCGAACGTCACGACCGATGCAGCCTGGTAATGGGTAACCAGGTGAGTCGGGGTTTTAACGTCAGGCGGACGTGGCGCTGGTTGTTCAGGCTGCGCGCTCAAGAGCTTGCTGCGCCAACAGCTCAGTTACAGCCTCGGCCGGGCTGCAGTCATCGGCGTAGAAGTCGCCCAGGTCGCTTTCTTCCTGCGAGCCCAAGGCGACCTGGTGGCCGAGCAGCTGGGATGCCTTGTCAATCCAGCGGTAGTAAGTGCGCTCTTCAGCGTCGTCGCGGCATTCATCAGCCGCCATGGTTGCCATGTTGAACATCGTGAATCCCTCCGGTTGATTTCCCAGATGCCACTCATGGAATGGCACCTGATGAAATCCCGGCCTCGCTACTGGCGACAGGCCGGGGCTGCATCAGCGGTGATCGTTAGAGCTCAGCCGCCGACGGCCTTGCTCTCAGTTCTGTTGGCCTTGAGCTTCCCTCTCACCCGGCGGCGTTCGGCATCGGCGGGGTGGTCATGGGGGCAGGTGTTCGCTACACGACTGCCGACTGCAGCTCTGCGGCCCGTTGGATGGGGCAGTCCGTCGTGGGTTGCCGGTCCGCGTGCCGGCTGGGCTTTCTACTTCATGGGTAAGTTCCTCCTATTGATTAATCGCTGCTCGCGCTGTGCCAGGTGCTGACGCCCGTTCTTAGGGCATCCCGGCAGGGAGCATCTACAGCGCAACCCTCCATCCGCGCCATAAGCGCCTGACTTCGAGCTGGCCAGTTCCAGAGCTGGCATGGGGATCGAATTTGTTGCTCGCGCTGTACCGTTGCCGGGATCGATCCGCGAGGTTCCCATCAATGTGAAAGAGCGGCGGCCGGTGTGGGCCTCTGCAATCCCTCGTGAGTGACTGCGTGCTGAGGCAAATATCACGCACCGTGTTTTCAATGTCAACACGATATGTGATTTATTTCTCTATGGCGTGTTGAGGATTTTCCCTACAGCGCGGGTTCACCTTTCACGGGGCGTGATGTATGCTCGTCGCAAGTGCTGGATGGATATACAGTAAAGGAGAAATGCTTATGTCCAAGCAGAAGAAGGCAGCAACGCAACAGCGTGAGGAAGTGACCGGGCTCGAGCGTCTTAGCCTACGTGTCTCGTCGATGATCAATCACCCGATCGCGCAGACGCAGCGCTGGGTAACTATCCATCGCCTGGACACGGACGGAGAAATGGAGTGGGAGGAGGTGATGGGGCTGATCGCTGAAGTGCCTGAGCTGGATCTGACGTTCAGTGATGATGGCACGGTGACCGTCCGGTGGGAGCGAAGCGCGCTTCAGGAACGGGACGACTTCGTCATTGAGGAGGACAGCGAAATTGAGGCGGAGGAGGAGGCGCCTTTCTGAAAGTAAGATTCGGCCTATCCGAAAGCATGTAAAGCGTACTGTAAAGCTGCCATAACTGCGTTTAAGTTTAGTGTTGTATTGAATACTTTCGGTGGGTTGTATCTTGTTTTACAGTCTACACTTAGAATCTCTATTGGTTTGTTGTTTGGAGGGGGGATGAATTCTAAGAATATATTTGGCGATGTATTGGTTGCTGGAAAAAACTTGAGGGTATGGCCAGTGTCTGAGGAATCAACTAGGTCGAGTCAGTTGCCAAATGGTGAGACCGTCATAAGATTGAAGCCTGTCGCTTGGTCTTGGTTTTACCTGGGTTCACATGTTACCGTGGACAAGCACAAAGCTGAAGAGTTGTTGGCGTATGGAGAGGCGCTTACGCCACTTTATATGGTGGTAGATTAGCCGTGCTCTGATTTAGTCGAGCACGGCGATATTGTTAGTTTGTAGGGAATCCAAGCTTGTCAAAGAAGGAACGGTTACGCTCCTTTGCAGATTTGACTAGTTGGTCAAATGATATGACTTCTATGTATGCGTGGCTTGGCTCATTGTATCCGAAATAACCCAGGCCATCTGATGTCACTCGAAGGTTTGCTCTGCGGCAACGTTTAGTCATGCTCGGCGTTAAGTCACATACGACATATATGTACCCGGGTATCTCTTTGTTTCCTGGTATTGGTCTGCCAGCTTTAGTCTGAACCCCACCCTCCCTGATACGATCAAGATAGCCTAGAGCTTGATCTATAGGGTCTTTGTCTTCTCCCTCCCTCATGTCATCTCTCATGGGCCTCTTTATTTCTACAATAGTCAGAGACGCCATGGGGAACGAACTTCCGTCGTTAACCAAGATGGGGTTATCAAAGACCCTGAGACTCACAATGTCCGGCTCTTTGGTTGAGCTGCTATTTGTAATAGGCATTGAGCTGAGGGTTTTATCTGAAGCCAGATATGCGTGGAATGAGAGTCGCTCATCCAATAACCAAAGATTACTGCCATCAGCCATAACTGAATCTGAGTCTTTCCCCATTGGAAAAATTAACTCATGTATTGTATCCTCACGGGCATACTTGCCATTATCAAGCCGCGCTATGGAAGCCTCAAGAATATCTATAATGGCTTTGCGATGGGATACATAGTTGGCTAGGTCTGATTTTTTTATGTCTTCAGCTTTGGTTATGTAGCCAGTGAGTCGCGATTTATAGTCTTGAACCGACTCGTTTTTTCCTGGCGTCATAATATCATGGCCTTCACTTACCAGCTCTCGCTCGATGGAGTACCAAATTTCATGAAGGTGCAGGTCTAAATCTTTGTCTGTAATATCCGGTGCGACAATTAAGGATTCAGGTGGTGCATACTGAGTAATAAATTTGTAGCGCGGAGCTTGTGTGTCGATGAAAGATGAGATTCTTCGGTTTCCCGCCTCAATACTTTCTCTCAAATAGCTCTCAAGATATAGCTTAGCCCGATCTAGGATCTTTTCGCGAATCATGCGCAAGCTTATTTCTGTCTGGGAAAAAATCCCATTGAACTCTTCTGCTATATTGAAGGATGTTCTTTCGCTTCTTACGTTTTCGTCTAAATAAGGCGAGGATACATAACAGTTGTAAATAAAATCGCCTGATGAATCTGTTAGCTTGCCGGTTAGGCCAGGTATCTTACCTTGAATTCCTTCTTCTTTGGCAAGGCGATTTGCTGCGCATAATGCAATTTGGTGTTTTCTAGATGTTGAATATCGAAATTTTATGTGCGTAAGTTCGAAGCTATGCCCTAGTATGTCAATCTTTTCATGTGTGGCTGCAGACATCATGTTTCTGTCGTACAGCTCGTAGATGTCGATAGTTTCGCGCTCATCCTTGACGATGATCCGCGGGGCGCCGTCAGGGCGAACGAAATACCAAAGGCAATGTTCAAGCAACTGATTGGCAATTGTTGAAGCTAACTTCGGTGTGGAATCCCGATATCCTTGGTTGAAACCTAAAAGCTTGATACGGGATCCACTGCCAACTGCAGCTTTGTCCTCGCACTTTAGATCAAACACCCCATTTGACTCATCTAAGCGGAATGTGCGAAATTTGAAGGTTTGTTCGTGCTGGTAATAGCTCTCGACTTCGATGTTGTCGAACGCCTTCAACCACATGAGCCGCCCAACACCACGGCAGCCTTTATCAATCTTATGATCGGAGTCTAGAGTTTGGAAAGAGTTAAGATTTGTATCATTAAAACCGCAGCCATTATCCGAAACGGTAAATCCGGTAATTGCTTCCACTCCGTCTTCAATGTCGAGTGATGACTGGGTGGAGCGGTTAATTTCCAGTAATATGCGCCCGGTTTCGAGGTTGCCCTTTTCTTCAATCGAATGAATGGAATTGACAATGGCTTCAAATACTGGGAGCAGTCCATGGCTTTTGGGTAGGGAGGTATTTCTTAGCCGTCCCTTTAAATTGGTATGAAGTAGTACGCTCATCACAATTCCATATAATGTTGACTATCCGGTTAGCACTGAGCTCAAGAACGCCTAACAGCCCAAACAAACCTTAGCGTGACTCTGCTGGTAGCGCTCATCGCCACTCAGACCAAATGCGCGTTCCAGACCAATAGCACGCGAGCCTGAATGTATGTTTCCTCTCGCCGGATCATCCGATCCTTGTGCTTCGGGTTGTCCGAAATCATCTCGAAGTACTCGTCGTCCGCAATCTGCAGGCGCTTGATGTACTCGTGCCCACCCCAAGAGAAGTAGTAGATTCCGTCGCCGGCGAAATCGCGGATGCTGACGTCGACGATCAGCGGGTCGCGGTTCTTGATCGTGGGAGCCATGGACTGGCCCCAGCCGGTGACGAGCTTCAGGTGGTAGTGCTCTTTGAACTCGACGCCCAGCTCGCGAAGGTGCCGGGGGCTGACCCGCACGTCCTGCAGCATCTCGGGGAAGTCATGAGTCTGCTCCCCGCCGCCCATGGCGCCGCGCACGTCATAGTGGGCAATCCACACCTCATCGCCGACTAGGCCTGGCCGAGAGAAGTCAGCAGTCATTAGGCCGGCATCCGCCTTTAGGGCTTGATCGCCTGGCTCTTCCGCTGCAGCTAGGAGCCTTTGTCGAGCTTCTTCCGGGATGCCTTTTCCGCTTTTGGCGAGCATCTGCTTTACCAAATCAGCCGTGGTTCTACCAGGCGCAGGAGCGGGGTCGGCAACAGGAGTATTCAGAAGTAACTCGGACTGATCTACGCCTAAGGCTGATGCAATGGAGGCGATATCAGCCAAGGTCGGTTCGCGGGTACCGGCCTCGTAGTTGCCAACACGAGACTGTGATTTCCAGCCGCAGGCATCTGCCAGTTGTGCCTGGGACATCCCGGTCGATTTTCTCAGGCGCTTGATGCGCTGGCTCAATGATTCGTTCATGCGCGGGATTTCATCACGAAACGAAATACCCGGCTTTCACTTATTGTGATTGCCATTAACACGATGCGTGTTTATCCTGAGTGCAAGTCATTGAGGAACCCCTGATGAACAACGTTCGCAAGATCCGATTGGGGGCGGGTGTAAGCCAGGCCAGCCTTTGCCGGAAGCTCGATTGGAATCAGTCGCGCCTGGCCAACTACGAGGCGGGTCGGAGAAATCCAGGCCTGGAAGAAGCGCGCTCGATCGTGTCGGCCCTGAACTCGCTTGGAGCGATATGCGACCTGGATGAGGTATTTCCGCCAACCGATCTCGGGAGGACAGCTGCCTGACGAGTAAATGATGCCATTCCTAGCCTTGCGCCAGTAGTGAGGCCGCCCTGCTGTTCATCCGTCCAGTACCTGAATTGCAGGCATAAAAAAACCGGGTGGCAGCCCGGCTTCTTCAACAGCAACAAAACGAGGTCGATTATGCACTCTGCAATGGATGCGAGCAACACTGCACCCTTGGCCGTATCACACCAGAAAGCCTTTCACCAATCCGCCGCACTCCATGCCGCGCGAATGATTCGCCTCCAGTACGCAGCCTCCTCGAAGTCCGCACTCCGCCGTGAGCGTGTCGAGCACCTGCGGGCATCGTTGTGCGGAGGTGGCGCGTGAGCAACGTCACCACTATCCTACCAAAAAGCGGGTTCACCCGAATGGACAACGACCTGTACGAGGCCCTGATCGGGGCTGAGCTGTCAGGCCGCGAGCTTCGTGTCGCCCTGGCAATCCACCGCCAAACCGCTGGTTACAACCTGGAGAGCGCCTGCATCGCCGCTTCGTACATCGCCCAGATGTCCGGCATCCGTCGCGAAGACGTGTCTCGCGCAATCTCCGAGCTGCTTCGCCAGGGTGTTATTCACCGCGAAGGTGGCAGCCGTAGCCCGATCGGTTTCGCCCCGGTCGGCGAGTGGAAGATCGACAAGAAAAACACCCATCCGAACAAGTCAGAAGAAGCGCCACAGTGTGGCGTTTCCGACACTTCCAATGTGGCGTTTCTACCACACAATAAATACAGAAATACAAATACCAATGCTAACGCATTGGTTGTCGACGCATCCGCATCGACCGGCGACGGTGAAGTTGATCATGGCAACGACAAGGCGGCCCCTCCAGCCGGCCAACCCAAGGCCACCAAGGTCGACAAGATCCCATATGCCCGGATCGTCGAGATCTACAACCAGACCTGCGGCCACGCGCTGCCCCAGTGCCTGAAGCTCAACGACAAGCGCCGCACCCGCATCCGCGCTTGCTGGAACCTGCAAATCAATGGTGTCCACCCGTTCCGCAAGAGCGAATTCTGGGCCGCCTACTTCTCCGACTGCCTGGCGGTCAAGCACTACACCGGCAGCAATGACCGCGGCTGGACCGCCGACATCGAGTTCCTGACCCGCGAAGCCACTGTGCTCAAGGTGCTGGAGGCGCAGCAATGATCGCGACTCGCCCCCTGATTGCCGAGGAAGCCGAGTTCGGCGTCATTGGCTCGCTGATGCACCAGCCATCCTTGATCGAAACCATCGGCGCCAAGGTTTCGCCAATGCACTTCCACCAGCAAGACGCTGCCGAGCTGTTCAGCATGATCCTTGCCGCACGTTCAGCCGGCCGCCCGGCGGATCCTGTGTCCCTTGCTGATATCCGTCCAACGCTGAGCAGCGGCGAGATGACCCTGGTGCGCGCCGCCGAGATCATGCGCGACACCGTCAGCGTGGCCAATGCCAATGAGTACGCACGGATCGTCGTCGAGCGCTCCAAGGCCCGCGTCGTAAACAACTTAGGCCAAACCATCATCGACCTGGCGTCCCAGGCCCGACCTATCGCGCAGATCATCGCCGAAGTACAGGAGGCCGCTCTGTCGCTGAACAGCGAGGACGATGAGCCGGATGTGATGACGCTCGCCGAAGCGCTCGAGCCAGTGATCGACGAGATGGACGATCGATTCAACGGCAGGGGTATCAACGGGCTGTCGACCGGCTTAACCGATCTTGACGAGCTGGTTCAAGGCCTTCGCGGTTCGCACGTGATCATCGTCGCTGGTCGTCCAGGCACCGGGAAGACTACCTTGGGCCTGGGCATTGCCGAACACCTGACCATTCGCGAAGGCAAGTCGGCGCTGGTGTTCTCTCTGGAGATGGCCGGCAAGGAACTGGCCAAGCGCAGCCTTGCATCGGCGTCGTCGGTTACAACCGGCAGCATCGATACAGGCAAGGCGATGGGGGACGGCGAGCAGATCCAAAAGATCACCGCTGCCGTAGGGCGCATGCGAGACGCCGACCTGCGAATCTGCCAGAAGGGCGGCTTGCCGCTGAGTCGAATTCGCAACATCGCCCGATTCCAGCACAAGGCCAAACCGCTCGACCTGGTTGTCATCGACTACATCGGCCTGATCGCCCCAGAGCCGGGCAGCCGGCAACAGAACAGGAACCTCGAACTCGGCGCGATTAGCCGGGGCATCAAGGCGATGGCGAAGGAACTGGACGTGCCGGTGATCGTCCTCGCCCAGCTGAACCGGGGCATTGAGACGCGCTCAGCGAAGAAACCCCAAATGTCAGACCTTCGTGACTCCGGAGAGATCGAGCAGGACGCCGACATCATCCTGATCGCTCACCGAGATGCCGACTCCGACCTGGGCCAGAGCGGTGTCACCGAGATTGATGCGGTCAAGCACCGTCACGCTCCTGTCGGGCACTGCCTGCTCCAGCACCAGGGTGAGTTCGCCAGGTTTGCCAATTACGCGGGCTCCCGCGAACAGCAGCAAGCTGCCGCGCAGACGGTACGCCAGTCATCCCGTTCACTTCTGAACAACTTCCAGCCCGGGGAGCGATTCTGATGATGCTGCCGCCAGAGGTTTCCGAATACCGCTACGCGCTCTACTGCCGCAGCGATCTCCTTGGTTTATCCCATGAGCCGGCTCAGCCGATCTGCCTATACCGCGAGAAGGCATTCGCCCTGGCTCACGGCCATCGCCTGTGGCCGAGCACCTATTACGTTATCGATCTTCACGGAGAAGACAGCCCATGCGGCAATCGAAACTGACCAAGGCCGCGCGCGGTCGGGAGTGCCAGGTGCGCATCCCAGGCGTCTGCAACGGCAACCCCGAAACCACCGTCCTGTCCCACTACCGCATGGCTGGCACATGCGGCATGGGTTGCAAGCCGAACGACCTGCAGGGCGCTTGGGCGTGCAGTGCCTGTCATGACGCCGTCGATTCGCGCAGTAAGACCATGTTCAGCCACGAGGACCTGCGACTCATGCACCTCGAAGGCGTGGTGCGCACCCTGGATATCCTGGTGAGCGAAGGGAAGGTGGCCGCTTGAGCGCACCGGCAATGATGTTCAACGGCATTCCGGTCTATGTCAGCGATCTCCTGCCCAAGACGAAAACCGTCCGCTGGAAGACAGAGCGGAAGTGGTGCCACTGGAAGAACGATCCGTCTCTTCGTTACCGCCAGCGTGCGCAGGAAGTCCCCTGCGACACGATGATCATCCTGGGAGGCCGGGCGTTCGTCTCGCATGAAGCCTTAGCGAAAATCCAAGCCCAGTTGGGGAGGGCGGACCAGTGATGCCGGCGATCATGAAGCCTGTGCGGGCCAAGAAGCCTCGGGCAAAACCAGTTGATCGGGAAGGTCAGGAGCAGGCCGCGCTCATGGAAGAAATCGAGCTCCGCTATCCCGAAGTGTTCGCGCTGATCTACCACGTCCCGAACGGCGGTCACCGGGTGAAGGCTGTTGCGGCGAAGCTCAAGGCTCAGGGCGTGAAGGCTGGCATTCCCGACCTGGTACTGCCCATGGCCCGCGGGGGCTACTTCGGGCTGTACATCGAACTCAAGGCGACCGTTGACCCGGCGCCCGTCTCTCCCAGTCAGCAGGCGTGCATTCGCCGCCTGAACGGACAGGGCTATCTCGCCATCGTGTGCCGAGGGCACTTCGACGCAATGGAGCAGCTGAGGGCCTACCTGCTGCTGCCAAAAACGGAGGTTGCAGCATGACCAACACCGCCGCTGTGAAAATCAGCGATGCAGAGATTCGCCGGCAGGCCGCCGGCCAGGTGCGTGACTTGCGCGCTCTGGGTAACCACGGCCTGTATTTCCGGTTTCACCGCTCCCGTGAGCGCGGCTCGTGGTACCTAATCCACAAGGGCAAGTGGAATCTGATCGGCTCATACCCTGAGCTGAGCGCTGCCAAGGTGGCCGCTGCGCTTCCCGATATCCGCCTGCGCTTGGAGGCCGGGGAGGGTTCGAGCCTGTCGAGCTGGGTGCTGACTGGTGAGCTGCTGGCCTGGTTCGCGGAGCGCTTGTCCCGTGACCGCAACCTCTCGGCCAAGCGCAAGAGCACGGCGGCGTCGGCGATCAAGCAGCACCTGATGCCGCGCCTGGGCGAAACGCCGCTGGCTCAGATCGACAAGGCGCTGCTCGACCGCGAGTTGATGTGGCCGCTGCAGGAGTCGCTGTCGATCGACTACGTGCGCCTGGTGTATCAGCTCCTGGCTCTGGCTTTCCGCCAGGCCTTCAAGCTCGAAAAGATCAGTACCAACCCTATGGCAGGTATCCGCTTCGGCGACTTCTCCAAGGCCAAGGTCACAGTCAAACCATCCCGACTGCGGGGTGTGCACCTGGAGCAGCTGGTAGCGCGCCTGGTCAGCACGCTAGCCCAAAACCCGCAACATGGCGTGTTGGCGTTGATGATGCTGTTCCATGGAACGCGTCTGGCCGAGACCCGCATGGCACGATGGAGCCACATCAGCCTGGCTGAGCGGGAGTGGTTCATTCCGGCCGAGCACACCAAAACCCGCGTCCAACATCGCCTGCCACTGACCGCCCAGGCGTGCGCCGTGCTCATCGCCTATCGCGAGATTCAGCGCAGCGAGGGTTATGACGGCCAGTTCCTGTTCCCGGGCAGGAAGGGCAAGCCGCTGGGAGAGGTTCAGGCGTGGATGGTGTTCGGAGCCATCAGTGAAGGCGAGTGGACCAGCCACGACCTGCGCAAGCTGGCTCGCACTTGCTGGGCTGACCTGGG